ATGCACATTGCCTGTCTGGTCGGGTGATATCGGAAAGGCAAAAGGCAAGATATTTTTGCATACTGGGGAGATGAGAGTTCCAAAAAGAGGCGAATGGTTTGTTGGTTATGATAATACAATAACTCTCCACACCTTAAACTCTGAATTTAACGAGGAAAGACAAATCCTCAAGGCAGTCGACATAAAGGAGAACAGAATGAAACTATGCACATTGCCGGTCTTTGATGTTGATATCGAGAAAGCAAAGGGTAAAATATTCTTTTACACCAGTAAAACAAGAGTCCCCAAAATCAATGAGTGGTTTGTCAGTTCTGGTAAAATAATGCTTAATAATTTTCAGTGTACTGTTACTTTTCCTGAACAACAAATTCTCAAGGCAGTCGATGAAGCAAAAAAGGTCGCGCTGATCGGATCCTCGCAATACACTGAGAAGTTCAAGGAAGTATTTGACAGGCTCACGGCGCAAGGACATATAGTCAGGATGCCTGCCCTGGATGATAGGCCCGAACTTGATGAACTTGGTATCATGGAACATAACCGGGAACTAATCGAATGGGCGGACGAGGTGCATGTTATTTGGGATGCTCGGAGCATAATGACCATCGGTGATTGGTGCATGGCATATGCACTGAGAAAACCGATATTTATCGCGTACATGGAACCGAAGCGGATACATAATTTTATGATGAAGTATCACGATTTATCAACAGAAGCAAAGGAGATGGATAATGAATAAGTTTAATCCACCATTAGATGTAGGTATAGAAAAAGCTGTGAATATACTATTTGATGCAGGCATAGAAACATTTGAATCCTGTGAGGGTAGTATTGGACATGCTTTTCCAGAGCCTACTATTAGATTTTACGGCGATCGTTTTGAAGGATTCAAAGCTTTCACAATAGCAATGGATAATGGACTTAGGGTATCTGCATTACGCCGAAGTTATCAAGTAAATGATGGTGAATTAACAGGTCCAGAATGGGAAATTACATTTTTTAAACCGTTGCCAGTTGGTGTCCTATTTCACTGATTAATGGGGAATAAAAAATGCGGAGTAGTGTGAACTTATTGTATAATCCACGCCCTACTCCGCCGAGCACCAACCTGCTTAGTGTAAGATATATTGCTGATACGTTTTTGTCAAGTATTATTTAAACCTCTTGAGCCAGCGCAAACTCAAGAGGTTTTTTATTTGAGGACCGGAAAAACTGGAGAGAAAAACCGGTCCTCGTCTATAGAGCCGGGTGAAAGGAGAGTAAAGCCCCGACTCATTTTTTTCCAGGAATCCATTTTCCGGGTATAACAGCGAATATAGCCGTTACGGCAATGGTCATTTTAACAAATATCCCGTCCCATTCATCCTGTGTCAGAGTTTTACCGCCCTCGGACTTCGGTTTTTTGGCCTCGGCATACTCGAAATAAACGGCTATCAATGCCTGAATAGGCGCTTTGAATGCAAAGAACTTCTTGCCGAATATACCCGCTATAACAGCAAATAGCACCGACATTAATCCGCTGATAGTATAGTCTTTTACCGCATCAGTCCAACCGGCGAAAGCCGAGACTGCAAACATAACCATCATAACAGCAAAAGCGACTAAAAAGTGTTTCGTAAACCGTTTCATAATGTACCCCTCTCTGTGTTTGTTTTTATCCATCCCACATAACTTTTTCAGGCCGACAGTCAAGATGCAAGAACATGTCGTACGTGCCGATCCCCGTGAATCCGTGCGCCAATGCTTGTAATTTAAGTGTGTGTAGTTTAACCTCTAATGTCGCATCGGTATCGTTAATACTGCGCATAGGTCGTATGTCCGAGGCAAATTTAAGGTGCATACTCCGAACAGCCCCGCCGACATATTTATTATGCTTAATGCACCGATGCCCTGAGTCCACGATAATAACAAATCCGCACTCCTGCCGAAGCGATTCTAACATGCTCATGTGCCGATATAAAAGTTCATCGATTATAAGCTCACCGCAATGCCGGCAAGCAAGTTCGCTGTATTGGAAATGATCCGTTATTTTATAGTTCGGCACGATTATCATGTTATCCATCCTCGGACCACATACACCACCAAAGGAACAACTATAATAGACAGTACGGTCATACCACCCTGCATATAGCTCTTCCATCTCTCCAGACCCGTTACACGCCCATTGGTTGTTATCACCTGCTTGTGAATTAAGTCTAATTTTCTTTTAATTGGGTCAATTATTAGATTTATTTCACGAGTGCTATATTCATTGTTATCATTCATGGGCATCATCCTTTCAAAAAAAGGTTACTTTATCTTCGACAGTTCTATATTATTTGAGCTTATTATTTTGTCGTACAACATGGCTTTTTGGTCAACGGTTAATGTGGACGGTTCTATCGGTTCCGGTTCTATGGGCACCGGTTCTTCTATTACATCGGTGAATCTACCGTTGTAGGTATTATATTGTTGGCCTTCGTAAACTTCTGCATCAAGATCAATCTCAACCGAGTTCGAAGGCAGCACTGTATAATATTCTGCAAGTTCTGCTGGCAGCACATATCGCACTAATCTATTTTCTATTTCAGCATATCGCATTATTATAACCTCCAACTAATAAGCACGTACCCGGAGCCTCCGGCGCCGCCGCCTCTATTTGTTAGTCCATCTTTTTCTCCACCCCCACCACCGCCACCTGAGTTGGCTACTGCGGCTACACCATCCGCATTAACACTTCCATTTCCACCGGCGCCATAACTTCCACCACCCGCGCCGCCGCCTAATGTTCCACCTATACCACCAGAAGCCAAAGCATAACCACCGTCACCGCCATTTACTGCTCCCGCTGTAGTTCCACCACCCCCACCACCGCCACCCAATCGCACATCTTCTATTCCATTACCCCCATCGACTTCTCCGGCACCACCGGCACCGCCAGTAGTCGGAGAACCGCCAGAACCACCAGTTTGCACGGAAGCCCTCAATCCTTTTAACCCACCAAAAACAACTATTGAGTTAAAGCTTGAATTTCCACCATTAACTCCATCATTATCAGCACCTGCACCACCACCAGCACCACCAGCACCTACAACATAGGGTAATGTTGCAGATGGAGTAACCTTGTAATTTAGTATATGCATTCTTTCGCCACCACCACCACCACCGCCGCCAGTAGCATCAATATTTGAAGAACCGCCGCCGCCGCCACCTGCGACAATTAACACATCACAAACATAAACCCCTGTTGGAACTGTCCAATTAGCAGAACCAGTGGTATATTCTTGATAATTCAACCCAATACCAATTATTCTGCTCTGTATCTGAGACGTTCCCACACCGACACTAATAACACCGGTTGCAATACTTATCGCTTGGCTATTGATTACAGACGTTCCAGTTCCGACACTGACCGTTCCTGTTGCGATACTTATTGCTTGGCTGTTGATTACAGACGTTCCCACGCCAATACTTATTCCTTGCGATTGTATTTGAGACGTTCCCACACCAACACTCACAACTCCCGTTGCGATACTTATCCCTTGACTATTGATTACAGACGTTCCGATGCCGATGCTCGTACATTGGCTAATAGCAGCGGCGGTCAGTCCTATATTTGCAGCAGCTATACCACTCATGTTAAAGTCCTTCCTATGGCTGTTACTGTATTTCCTGACCACGTTAATGTTTCAGTCATTGTAACGTTCATCTCGCCTGCGCTGAATACTGTTGCAATTTCTGTTGGCAGTCCGCCGGCCCAGGTTATAGTTGCGACTGAAGTGATATCATATCCCGCATCACCGGCCGGAGAATTATCTGTAATTGTTACCGTATCAAGTTCATTTGCCGTCCAAGCAAGCACCATGTCCACGTCATGCGTTGGTATGCCCTCGGCCGCGGCCTTCAATTCCGCCATAATGGAATTGTACTGCACCGCCGCTACGGTTGTAATATTATCAGTTACTACTGCTGTTTTTGTATAGGCCATTTTTTCTTCTCTCGTGTTATGTTATAGTAAAAGTACCCTCTATGGTCATTGTCTCTGAAGTTGTTTTTGTTTCTGAAATAGTCGCGTGATTGATCATTGTTCCGGTGTCCACTGTTCCGGAAGCCGCTTCACCGAAATAAGCAACCTCCGTCAATGTTCCATTCGCTTCGCTTGCGCCAAAGAATCCCGTTGCTGTTATGACCGCTCCGGAGGATGATACCGATGCGAGAGCATTGCGATCAAGCTCAGTTCCGAGGGTCGTGTCCCCAATCGCCGGAGCTACAGCACTAGTACCAACGGCAACATAGGTAATATTACAATCATTTGCCGTACCCGCCAATCTACTGGCAATCATTGTTTTGCACACTGTAACGATAAGATTATCGTATTCGCTGATTCGATCTTCACCGGTTATTATATTATGAAACGTGAATTTAGCGTGTCCGGTCATACTGGCGAAAGGTTCTTTTATGACTACTTTTCTTATCCCCAAGTTGCTAACCCCCATTTAGGCTGTCCCCATTTCGTTGGATGCGCGTCCATTGTTATATTCACTAATGTTTCTGAAATAGCGATACTTTCTGTGACAATTTTAAGCGTGTCCACAACCTCATCACTACGAAGCTTTATTCTGCTCTGTGCGGCAACCAGCGATAATAAGAAATCTTTCAGCTCGTACAGCGTGGATGCAAAAACAACATAGTAGAATTCATCGTGTGGTCCTGCGGCGGTGGTAGTGACACGTTGGATTTGATAGTTTCCTGAAATAGCATCATATCCTGATACATCAATATTGACAAATTCACCTGCCTTGAATCCTGGTTCGTATGTGCTGAAACCACCATTAACTTGTACATTACCAAACTGATTCACCTCGGCAATAGCGCGATCCCGTGCGAGTGCCTTAGAATCGATTGTTTCGTTTCGAATAATGCTTTCATATATTCCATCACCACCCTCAATGGCGGCAATAGCAGCTTGCGAAACGGCATTATCAGCACGAATAATAATCGGAACTTTGTATTTATATGTGAATGCTAATACCTGTCCAGCCGTTGGTGTTGCCGTAGGTCCGAAGTCCGCGCACCGAAGGTACTATTCGTTTGAATTCCAAAAATAGTCATACGTTCCATCATCGGAATATAGGTTGTCAACAGCAACGGTTTCAGCCGCGCCGCCATCAATAGTAAAACTTAAATCAGACATCTCGTAAGCGAGCGTCCAGTACCGAGCCTCGCCATCAGCGACTATGCTCTGGGTAATCGGCCCAGCCTCTTCAACACCGCCCCGGACATATACACGATTCCGCACCTGAGAGTAATCTGGCACTAAAGAGAAATTGTCAACGGTATTGGTGACGGCTGTATCGTTTATATTGAATGGCGCGGGCAGTGTTTCGCGTTCAAAGAAATGAATGTCTTTGTCATAATCAACATACCAATCCCACTCAAGAAGATCCGCAAGTTCTGATATTGCTTGGAACACGGGAAGATAATTACAGACATATCGCGTGACTGTGCGGCTTGTACCAACATTTGTGGTTGTGAACCCATGCGCGGCATCAGTGAAATTGGCGACAATATCCCCTATAATTTCTTTTGAGTTTTTACTAACATATGTTTCTATAACAAGGCGCTGATTCAATAGGCGACTGTAATCCTGACACTCAATGGCATAGGAGAATAACCGGGATGCCGGAACCTCGCTCGGTGCAAGTGTGGATTGCTGAATAGAAACAATCGTTCCAGCGAACAGCTTTTCACCTATCATAGTATCCAATCTACAAACAACTTCCTGCCCCGCTTCCGGAACAGAGTCCGGCGCATCGAGCCTAAAGGAACACGTATCAGGAGTATGTGTAAGCTCATTTCGTATCATTATTCCAGTTGTTAGAGCCTCTGTGCCATCGATTGCTACATAAATCATCTACTACCTCGTGAATTGAACCTGGTATTTAAGGTTATTCATAATCGTTTCGCCGGCGAGTTTGGCGATACGCTTTATATCAAGCTCGGAATTAATGTTATTTCCCGTAATATTAACAACAATACCGCCGGCGTTTTCCGTGTGCCGAGGATCGTTTCTCGTGATTACCTCTTCACCAGCCAAGGCCTTAATAACTCGCTCCTGGCCCAGTATTCCATCAATTATACCGCCTGAGTGATATGATGAATAGTCGTATCCGATATAAGGCAAATTGCCTAATGTTAATCCGAATTTTTCAAGCTGTAATAATGAAACTCCGGTAGGATGTTTCTTGGCAAATTGATCGGGGCTGGCAGCTTCAAGGTTATACGCTCTTATTAGTGCAGTGTTTTGACGCATAGATGCAAAATTATCTCTTAATTCTGTAATATTTGGTATTGATGTTCCTGAATCTTGATATCTTTGATTATAAGGATCAAACTGTTTATCAAACATTTCTTTTGCGCCACCTGCCATAAAATCTTCTTCTGTCCTTAAACCAAATCGCTCCATTAATTCTGATTTATAAGCTACTTTTGCAGCATTAAGCTGATTGAGAAATTCCTTTTGAATGGTACTTGTGTTGCCGGAAGCATATATTCCCGTTTCGCTGAATTTGGTGGTGATTTCATTGTGCAATCCGCCCAGCATTAACTCTTGATTTTTATACTCATCTCTTGCGCGTTCTTTGTGCGCCCAATCACTATAAACAGACATTCCTCCTTTAATTGCTATACCAACCATAGCAATAGGTATCGCTGCGGCCACAATAGCCGAACCAATACCTGCGGCTGCGGCTCCCGCACCTGCTCCAATGCCACCACCGACCCCAATTCCAGTTCCTCCGGCGGCTGATCCTGCTCCGGCGGCCGATGCGCCACCGCCACCAAAAATAGAAGCTATGCCGCTTGTTATCGAACCAGTTTTGCCGGTAAATATATTGGCTATTCCTCCGGCCATTTTAGATAATAAATTATCTTCAAACGCCCGTGCCATGTCAACAAGAAGAGAACCAAAATCACTCTTTAACCTATCAAATCCACCCTTTAAATCACCGCGTGTAAGTGAATGGAGGAAAGAATCACTCATGTCGGTAATGCCACCCTTAAACAGCGATGTGCTTGCCTCCATGCCTTCTTTGAATGCCGATGGAGTATTTTCCACGTATTGCGTTTCGAGGAACGCTTCCCAATCACCGCCCATTGCCTTTATTGTTTCAGCTTGTTCTATTTGTGATGCAGTAAGAAAATCAGCATATTCCACCTCAACGGTATTAATATTTCTATTTACTCCAGTGGTGTACCCTTCCCAATCATCGCCCATCTCGCCCATTTTTGTTTCTTGTGCTGATTCGATACTGGTCAATACATCACTATTTTTCTTTTCTATTCCATCATAAGAAGTCTTTATTTTGTTTGCTGCTGCTGTATTTGTTTTCACTACTTCATCGGATGTGAGTTTTTGTTTATTTTTTATGTCATCTTGTGTGGTAGTGTTTTTCTTTTCTATATCGTTCATATTCGCATCGAACGATTCTTTCATCTTATTCCATTTATCTGAAACCGCATCCGCCGTATCAATGCCTATTTCTCCAATAGCCTCGAACGCAGATCCTATTTCCGGTAGCTCAATACCGAGTTTATTGAGTAACCACCTGAATGAATTATATACTCCGGTAAGAACAGAATTTATAGTATCGCTAATCCAGGAGAATACCCTACCGACAACACCACTCGGCCCGGAAAGACTGAAAAAACCATCGGTGAAAAAGTTAATCACAGATGAGAATAAGTCGGAAACAGAAGAAAGCACATTTTTGACCGTATGGAAGATATTATTAAAAACAGAACTAACTACTGTGTATATGCTAAGAAAACCCTCTTTTATCCAATTTATTATCGGCGAAAATATCTCTTCATATAGAGTCTTGAACCCGGCAGCAAGCACATCCCAATTATCAATAATTAAATAAATAGCAGCGGTAATTCCGGCAAGGATAAATAACAGTCCACCACTACTAACTCCAAGCGCGACACCAACAGATGCAATGGCAGGAATAAGTGTGGTCGTTAAAAGTGTAGATAATCCAGCAAATGCCAGCACTAATCCAGGGATGCCAGCACCTACGAGCAATAGCCCGCCAACAGCGGTAAGAATCCCACCAAAACCAAGAGCGATAAGCGCCAATGCTTTAGCGGCGGATTTATGATCTCTTACGAATTTTCTGAGATTTTCAGTGAACGATGATAGTGTTTTTGAAACAATTGCAATAGCAGGCTGTAATGAATCGCCAACGGTTTGAATAGTAGCGATAAGCGAAGATTTTAGTTGAGACCATGCAAAACCAGCCTTATTAATGCCTTCTGTTTGTGTTAAGAATGCGGCTTCTGTTGAACCGGAAGCGGTTTTCATCTGTCCGAGTTTATCTGCATATACATCAGATTGCGCACCGGCAAGAGCAAGAGCAATAGTTTGACCTTCAATGGATCCAATATATTTTTGTAGTGGTTCTCCTGTCTCTTTTGCCTTTGCTACAATCATACTAATCGTTTCACCAAAGCCGAATTGCTGAATCATTGCCTGAGCGGACGCAACCCCATTTTCTTCAAATAGCGTGGTCATTTGCGCAGTTGGAACCATTAATGCTTGAATTGCTCCTGCAAATTGTGTTGAGACCCTGGCAGCATTACCGGTTACACCTGTTCCTGTTGCCATCACAGCAAATAATTCTTCCTGTGATATTTTCATGTTTTCGGCAAGAGGAACCACCCTGCCTATGCTCATTGCTAATTCTGGAAAGGTTGTCTGTCCAAGTTCAACGGTCTTGAATGCCAAATCACTAATACTTCCCAGCATCTCCACCGATGTATCGCCATAGCCCTTGCTTACAGCAGACAATAGATTTATAGCATCTGTTGTGGTTGAAACACCGGCAGTGGCCGCTTTCGCTGATAATTCGAGCCGTGAAACTGTATCCGCAGAATCGCCAAACGCCGAAACAACCTGATAAGCACCATCGGCAAGATCACTGGTTGACTTCCCTACCACCACGGACATATCTTGAATAGCATTTTTTAGCTCATCGGTTCTTTCTTTGCTTCCTCCGAGCATAGTCGAAACGTTCGCCATTTCTTTATTGAAATCCATCGATGCTTTTGCAGATAGCCCCAGGGACGCGACTATCGTTGCACCAACAGCGGCAAACGCAGCACCGACAGCCAGCATTTCACCCTTATGTGCTGTTACTTTTTTGCTTAGATCGCCCATCTTGCTACTGGCAGAACTCATATCTTTTTTGAATTCATCAAGCTTTGTTCTGATTCCAATTACAAGATCGCCAACATTTACATCTTTCGCCATGTTAATGTTCCCCTGCACCGAGCGCGTTGAACTGACTCTTTAACCGTTCTAATTCACTTTCGGATGTTTCCTTCGGTCCGTCTTTCTGTATAATTCCTGACATTACGAATACTGCTGAATCAAAATCAAACCTTGCTATTTCGCCGGTTATGCCAATTATATCAGACGGCCTTTGGCCGTAGGCCCTCGCCATTTGATCCAGCAGTATGACCTTATTTTCCGCCTTGAAAAAACTGAGCGAAATCGCTCGCTCCACCCTTCACGCAAGAGCTAAACACGAACATTACATCAAGAAACTCGATGTCATTGACATTAATTACATCATCTGACGTTGGTTCTATTCCTGAGATGCGCGGCTCTATGATCGCCAGAGAAGCGAATTTACGGCAAGTTAAATCAAGCGCCTTCAATTCATCATTGGTAACATTGTCAAGCTCTGAAGCAGACTTTTCAGTATTGTCTTTAATCTTTCCGGACAATAGCATGAAATCATTTATCAATCCCAATGGCAAAAATCCGCGCGATACCATTGATTGAAGGTCTATGTTTTTTACTTTGAATACAGCGCCCGATGGAAGCTTTATATTCCGAATGTCAAGCGTCTTTTTTACCCAATCTTTGGTACTCGTAACAATGAGTTTTTCTGGCTCAACTTTTTTAATCTTTTCCATCACATTCCCCTTTCACAAAGAATTATGCTGCTGCGGTTGAATCACCAAGCAGGTATAGTTGCTCGCCGGCTGATTTCGTTGAATCCCGAATAGCTTCAAAAGTTACGGGGATGAATCTGACCGTATCTTTTGTGAAAGCCAATTCAGGATGCTGCACCGGAATGCATTTGTAAATGGTAATTTTCAGGTTGTTGTCAGTGGCCAAGGTTGCTGAACCATCGAGTAGCGGTGTGATTATTAATTCAACATAATCACCTGTTGCGATCTGTCCACCACCGGCCGATATCTTTTTCTTTACTGCCCCCGTATCGAGGACATAGGTTATTCCGGGCATACATGCTGCTATTTTAGTCAAATTATACTCGGTCAAATTAGCCGTTACGGTGGCCGTTTCCTGAGTAATAAAATGACGAACGGGCATAGAGCTTTGGTCCACGGACACCGTGTTCACTGTTATGGTGGGAGAGAACTTTACCCCGCCATCAGTTGCGCCGATGTCGGTTCCGCCAACGGTTAATTGTGCTGCGCTCATCTGAATGTCACCAGGAGTTATTGTTGCTGTCGACATTTATACCTCCGATCCTAAAGTTTAACTTTAGTTTGTAAAAATTCTAATAATGCTTCATTCATTATTTGCATT